CAAAGATAGAAGATATTTTAGGAGTAAAACCAGCATCTTCAACACCAAGTGGATCAACTAATCCAACCGGATCAACACCACCTCCACCACCAACGGGATCAACCTTTCCAGCAGATTCTTATCCAAAACTTGAGACTTATATTAAGTCATTAAAACCATCTGATTTTACTACACCGCTCTATACTGCATTTAAAAGTCCGGAGGAAGATTTTGATGTACTACCTTTTCCTAATTATCCAGGACTTGATCCTAGACAAACAGGTAATTTAGTAGTAGTAGGTCCAAAAGAAAATATTAAACCAGACATTTTAACTTGGATTTATAACAACAGCATTCTTTATGGGTTTATACCATACGGTAATCCACAAACACAAGCTCTATACTATGTAGGAGTGCAGCAGCTAAAGAATAAGGTAAAAAAAGAAGAAAGTGTAGCAAAGGTGGTTTCTATATTTTTACAAAAAGAGTTATTACCTGATCAAGTTACTATAACAGTGGATAAAGTAATAACTCATAGTCTTACGGGAGGTACAGAGTTCACAAATCCAGGTAACTTTGACTATATAGTAGGTACTGTACCAAACAACGCAAAAGTACCAATTCAACTTGTAAATTTACCACATCAAGGAACAAAGCTTTTAAAGGAGGATGTTGCAACAGCGTTTGAAGCAATGTATCAAGCTTGCAAAAAAGAAATAGGTGCCGAGCTTAAAATAGGTTCAGATTTTAGACCACCATTCAAGATTGAAGGAGGACTTAAAACAAAGAGCGGAAAAACTATAAACCCATACACACAGTATGGCTGTAGAAAAAACAATGCAGTACCTAAAGGCAATACTAACGAAGATTATCTACTAAATGCAAAAGCAACAGCTTTTAGTCCACAAACAGCACCTCCAGGATCGTCTAATCACGGTAATGGTATAGCAATGGATATTAGTGCTAAACCAGCAACCTATTTGTGGATGGCAAAGAACGCACACACTTATGGATTCTTAAGAGCTGTATCGTCAGAAGATTGGCATTGGGAATACTACCCACCTAATAAGCCTAAGAAAAACAAAAATGGTACTACTCAAAGTTGTGTAACAGGACCTTATACGTTAGTACCTAAATCACATGCAACATGGCACAGTGGAACTAATGCAGTAGATTGGCAATCTGCAGGTCCATTTAAAGGAAATGCATCAACAACCTAAACGTAATGGCTTTAAACTTTCAAGAAAAATTTACAAAGCCCTTAACAGCTGACCTTAATGAAGGTAGGATTAAAGGAGCAGAAGATTTTGCTTCTGCTATTGTTAAGTATTATCTCGATACTGTGAAGGACGGAATGCCCGTAGGTGTACCACCAACATTACCAGCACCTGGTCTTAATCCACTGGCACCCCCTCCCTTTGCTATAGGAGTAAGTGGCGTTAAGGTTAATCCAATAAAAAAGCAGGCAATGCTTACAGTATTAAATGCCTACTTTTTAGCAAAAGATATAAAGACAACAAAGGGTGCTATTCTAGGACTTAAGGATAGTATTGTACAAACAACAAATAGACTTAAACAAAAAAAGCAAGAAATAACTGAACTAGCAACACAACTAAAGCAAGCTTCTGTTGAACTAAAAAACATACCAAAATATACAAAAGAAGTAGTAGAGGGTGTTAAGGAAATTATAGGAGAGGAAAAGGCTAAGATTAAAGAACTACAAACTTTTTTTTCAAATTTAAAAGAGGAATCAAAATCTTTAGGAGTTGACGAAGATAGATTCAAATCTATATTTCAACAAGAGTTAGGGCTTATAGAAAGTTTAAAGAGTTTTGAAATTAAAAACTTTAGCGACTTTGCAAAGATACCAGATTTAATAAAAAATACAAAACAAACTATAACTAGACTAAAAGGTCAAGCTGTAATGGGTACATCAACAAACAGTGATACTAAGTTTGGTGACATTAAAGTGTATGTTGCGGATAAGCTTTTAGAGATTGTTCTTTCTTTTCAGGAGCTAGCAAAGATAGTTTTGGATCCACCCGGTTTTATAAACTATGTAGAGAGGTTAGCAAGAAAGAATCCAAAGGTAAATAGATTGTATCGAGGTATGCAAAAATTAGATGCGGTTGAGCGATTTGTAAAGCCTGAAATTCAAAAGTTAAAAATGCAAATAGAAGGCAAAAAGGCTGAAATACAACTTTACATTCAACCAAAGCTAGATACAATTAGACAGAAATTAGAAGATAAAGTAACAGAGCTATCGGTAAAGGTGGATAATAGTATGGCGGCTAATCTTTACAAAAAAGCTACAAAAAAAGTAAAAGAGTTTAAAGAGAATAATGCAGAACATCTTAAAGAAAAGAAAAAAGAAATAGAGATAATTCAAAAGATAATTACAAAAACAGATACGCTAGTAAAACAGACAATCACACTGCAGAAGGATTTAGTAACTGAATTTGATAATATTAAAAATGAATTAGTACTGCTCAAAGCAGATGTAACTGCTAGTGTTTCTAAGTATAAAGACCTTACAAAACAAGCCAAAAAACAATTAGCAGATAGAGCAGCACAACCTTTAATACCTCTAAACATAGAAGACATCACCCCAGACAACCCACTAGAAGCACCACTACTGTCAACAGCTAATCCACTGGATAAAATACAAGGATATGAAAGACGTATTGATAGTACTGCTGACTTACAAAGAACTAGAGAGCTCAGAAAAAATGCATTAAAAAATCAACAATCACCAGGTCCCACGAGCGAGGAGGTTTATACCTATATGAATGAAATGGGGTTAGGAGATTTCTCAAAAACAGCATTAAAGGTAATTTCAGATAGTAAAACTGATCTTCAAACTTTCAAGCGTTTGTTTGAAACAAAAAGAAGTCAATTTCAATCTTATAAACTTACTATAGAGGATATGGTAGAGGATGCTCAGGATTTACTAACAATGCTTCAAGAGCTTTCTGAAGGAAAGGGTCCAGTTGGTAAGAAGGTAGCATGGGCAAAAAGTAAAGGCAATCAATTAAAAAAGACTGCAGTAGGAAGATTTGCAGTTGGGGCAGGCATATCATTGATGAGCCTGTTTATGGATCTTATTACATATTTAAAACCAATTATTGAAAAAGTAAAAAAATTTGCAAAAAAGATATTTGATAAGGTTAAAGCTTATATAGAGAATAAACTTGCTAAATTTGAAAAAGATGTAGAGTCTTACTTGTTAAACCTAATACCACTAAATGGGTATTACGCCAACAAGTATGCAGACGTTCAAATAAAAAAGCAAATCATTGATGCTAAACGAAGAAAAGCGGAAGATCTAATAGAGCAGGCAAAGCATTATCAAAAACTAGGAGTTATAATTGTCAAGATTGCAAGAGGAGTATCAGGACTATCTAAAAATCTTGTTGAAGATAAAAACTACAAATTCCCAGCAAACGAAATACATATTCAAAATATTGTAAGTGGCTATTTTAGTTATAAGAAAGAGCAAGATGGTCCATCAAAGCAACTATTTGAGGAGGAGCAAGCTTTTATGCTTAAGATGAAGGAGTTGGCTACTATAGACGCTTTTGTGACTGGATTTATAACACTCTTGAAAGGCGTGTTTGATGCTTTAAAAAATAAACAAGGCTTTAAAGAAGATTTAGATGCTTTTACCTTATCACTACAACAAAGTGGTGCTCCTTATGCAGCAGGATGGAATCAACTTATGTTAATATTTAATACACCAATAAAAGATCCAAAAGCTTTAGGTAAGGCAGTTATTGATGTAGTAAGAAGTGCTGAAGCGGTTACAAAAATATCACAAGCATTTCAGAGCCTAGAAGTGTTTGGGTTTTTGAGTAGACTAGAAACCAAGTATCTAGGTAAAACTCTAGAGTTGATTAAAACTTACACAGAAAATCCAATAGGAAATAATCCAAAGCATCACAAAAAGATGGAGGAATGGAGACTGTGTATAGATAGAAAGCAATCCTTAGTAGCTTTTTTATTGTCAGAGTTAACCGAACTAACAGATCAATTTTTCTTGTTCCTTAATAAGAATATAAAGTTGTTTATTGCTAAACAAAAAGCTTTGATTAAGAAGAAATTAGAAGAAATTGTAGAGGCACATGATATTGATTTAGAAAAAATAAAAGATAAACTCGTCAATGTAGAAGCAATATTTATGGGAATTGCTTTAGATCTAGCTGCACGAGCCTTTTGGACTGGAACAACCTGGCAAGGTAGTACCGGATCAACTCACTTAACACTAAACATCGGAGCATTTAAGAAAATTAAAGCGCTGCCGGAGGATGGAGCAACGGGACTCGTACAAGAGATTGCTACTAGTTTAGAGCTTCAACTTAAGACAATGACTGGACTTATAATACCACCAGCAAATACTGGAATACCACCTATACCATTTCAAGGCTACATCTAAAAACGTAACTATTTATATATAAAAACAACATGAAAGCATCTGATTTTGTAAATTTAATGCGCAAGGTTATACGCGAAGAAGTTCGTTCAATTGTTCGAGAAGAACTAAGAACGATTAAACCACTTCTGAAGGAAACCGCACAACAAGGAGGATTGAACGCATCCCTTAGACAAGGATTGCCAGCCAAAACACCAAAGGTACCAACTCCAACAAGAAAGCCGGCAATTACACCTCCAATATTTGAAGGTCCATTGGCAAGTTTGTTAAACGAAACATATGAATCAATGATAGCACAACCACAAGAGGAAGAGGAATGGCCAGATATGAATGGAGGAGCTCTTACAGCAGATCATGCTCAAATGGGAGTACAAAGTATGTCAAGTCTATCTGCAATGATGGATGATGATGCACCACTTCCAGAGGCTGGTGGATATAGTGATCCAACAAGAGCGTTTATGAAAGATTATTCAGCAGTATTGAAAGCAGCTGATCAACATAGTATGGGTAGATAATGGCAATAGAAGTAAGAATAAACCCGATTGATTTTGAACTGAATACAGCGATTGGTATTGATTTACCTATGAACTCTAGTTCGGGAACTTCTTTCAAACTAAATTATTTATCAATAGATCAAGCTGTAGCAAACGCAAAAAACTTATTACTAACAAATAGAGGAGAGCGTGTAATGCAACCAGACTTTGGTTGTGATTTACGTAAAACATTATTTCAAAACATAACAGAGGAGCTAATGGTGGATATCGAAAATCGCATTAGAACAAGCTTTGAATATTGGTTACCTTACATATTTATTAATAAGTTTACCATTGATGAAGATACCGACGCTAACCGCGTAAATATAGTATTATCTATTAGTCTTGCGGGTAATCAGGTAGACACGAGATCAATACAACTTGAGATCATAAACACACAACAGAATGGCTAACATATCGAAAACGACATCAAAAGACATAAAGTACTTGGGAAGGGATTTTGACTCCCTAAAGAAGGGTTTAGTGGAGTTTACAAAAACCTACTACCCAGACACCTATAATGACTTTAATGAAGCATCACCAGGAATGATGTTCATTGAGATGGCTTCGTATATTGGTGACGTTCTTAATTATTACATTGACTCTGAATTTAAAGAAACACTATTACTACACGCTACAGAGCGTAGAAATATACTATCTATAGCAGCTGCTATGGGATACAAACCAAAGATTAGTGTTCCATCTCAAGTAGATGTGGATGTATATCAGCTATTCCCTGCTTCCGGAAGTCAAGAAAACTTTGTTCATGACTTAAGGTATGCACTTAAGGTTCCAGCTGGGATGAGAGGTAGGAGTACAGCAGGCAATGTTGAGTTCTTAGTGCAAGAGGATGTTGATTTTTCTGTTAACAATATTTATTCTCCAACTGAAATCTCAATATACACAGTAGATAATAATAATGCACCTAACTACTATTTAGCTAAAAAGACAGTAAAAGCAATATCAGCACAACCAAAAACCGTAGACATAGTGGTTGGTGGTACTCAAAAGTTTTTTAAATTCCAAATAGAGGATAGTACCTTAATTGGAATTGATAGCATCGTTGACGCAGATGGCAATACTTGGTACGAAGTACCTTACTTGGCTCAAGATACCATTTTTGAAAAAGTAGAAAACACAAGATTCAATGATCCAGATGCAGCAGTGTATAGTGAAGAAACGCCATACCTACTTAAGCTTAAAAGAGTACCTCGTCGATTTGTAGCAAGAGTAACTGAAACGGGATTAGAGGTTCAATTTGGAGCAGGTGTATCATCATCACCAGACGAAGAACTACTAGCAACTCCTGAGAATATAGGATTAAAGTTACCAACAGGAAAAGATGACATTGATGTATCAATTGATCCACAATCACCTATATTTACGACTGCTTATGGAATTGCACCGTCAAATACAACACTAACAGTTACATATCTAGTTGGTGGAGGAATAGCTTCTAATGTTCCAAGTAATACAATTACAGAGGTAGTAGCAACAAGTGCCAATACAAACAACTTTCCATCATCAACCGGAGCATTAAACGCAAACATTCTTAACTCTTTAGCAATCAACAACTCTACTGCAGCAATGGGTGGACGAAGTCTGGAAACGTTAGATGAGATAAGACAAAACACATTAGCACAATTTACATCACAAAATAGAGCTGTAACAAGAGAAGATTATATTGTAAGAGCATATGCTATGCCAAATGTATATGGAAGTGTGGCTAAAGTGTTTATCACACCGGATGAGCAGGCAAACATAGGAACGTCAGAAGTTGATGACACAGTAGCTAATCCCTTAGCTATGAATATGTATGTGTTAGGATACAACAATAACAAGCAGTGTGTAACAGCAAACCGTGCAATAAAAGAAAACTTAAAAACATACCTATCACAATATAGGATGTTGACTGATAGTATCAATATACGAAACGCTTATATTATTAATATAGGAGTTGATTTTGATATCATTGCATTACCCAGCTTTAATGCAAACGAGGCAATACTAAATTGTATTGCGTTACTAAAAGAGTTCTTTGAAATAGATAAGTGGCAGATAAACCAACCTATAGTGTA